GCATAGCACCGGCCACACTGAATATCTCAGCAGCAAATCTTGAATCTACATTCATGCCCAAGTCCATGAGATCTTTGTAACTGCCCTTGGCTAGATCGGCCAGTTCATCCATCTCACTATCAGAAGAACTCAAGTCACGCACACCCGGAAGGGCAGCATCAATCTTGTCAATGGCATCGTCAATTTCGGCCATTGCTGACTGGGTTTGTTCGGGGGTGTACACAAGATCCTCGACGGGATCTCCAGAGGACGGTAAGTCGAATAACTCTTCTAATTTCTTCATACCATATTTACCGGATCCGTCAACCCGGCTTATGGAACATGTCGTCTTCAGTTATGACTCGGAAGTGTATGCCTGCTCGCTTGCACCAGGCCTGTGCTGCTGCCCACTTGGCATAGTTCACGGCAACCACAGCACGGTCTTTGCTGTTCATCTTGCTTTCAATTATGCTTTGTTTTTTGGGTTTGATCTCGATCATTTCGGCACGCTGAACATTGCCTCGGGTGCGATATGTGATAAAGAAGTCCGGCACATACATGGAGTTTTTGCCGGTAATTGGATTTTTGTAAGGTATTGCAATGCTTTCACTAGCCCATTGTATCACTGCATCGTTTTTATCACAGAAGCGCATGAATGAGTGTTCCCACCCTGAACGATATCTGGGTTTGTTTTTACCCACATACTTGCCCGGGTTGGTAATGAGGTACTCCCCGTTGGCCCAGCGGCTCATGCCAACACATTCCTTGCTGTGTAATAGTTAGGTGTTACATTTACTCCAAATCCTAGCAATGTACTACCACTTCTCATGTTGTTTAGATAGTACGCCAAAGTCTGTGTGACCACAATACTATCTTGTCCTTCAATACTTTGAAGTATGTTAAGAACCGGAGTACGTGTTTCTTCAGCTATCCTAAACAAACTCACAGTAAAATTACCTGCAGATTGATCGGTGGTGAACACAGATCTCATGTAACTGTAAACTACATCATATTCTTCTGCGTTAACAAATGTTTCATAGTTGTAAAACGTATCAAATATCCTGACACTAAGATCTACATTAGTGTTTAGTGCGTTGACTGTATTGCCCATATCACTGTCCTTGTGTGGTGTTGGTGGTGGCTACCTTGACCGGTGATCGAGGAAATACTGCCGTCAATCCACCATTGCTACGAACTGCTGCCGGAACGCTGTTTTTAAGAACACTCTTAAGTGCAGCATTGGCTTCTTCATTCACGCTGGCTCGGATATCCTTGCCTTTCCAGGTATTGTATGCAGTTCCGGCTTTTTGTATAGCGCCGATGACCCCCAGTGGTCCACCACTCTGTAAGTCTCCCACAATACCAATACCGGCATCCAGCAACCCGCCTTGCCCTAACACAGTCTGTGTGCTGCCAGGGCGTGCCAGGCTTGAGCGTATGTTATCATAGTATGCAGGATTAGCAAATCCAACCACATTAGTATCGGGTCTTACTCCACCGATATCACCTTCATAGTATTTTACTGTTTCGTATTCAATGGTCATGCTGTTCTGCATGGTACCCGAGCCTTCGTTGTAACTGTATGTGTCGTGATCCCAAGTTTTGATCAAAGGATTGACCAGCACATAACTCACCCATTTGTGTTGGCTCATTCCATATATCGTGATATCTCGGAAAAATGCCGGTTTACCTGTTACAGTATTACCGCTATCACTGTATGCTTCGCCTACATATCCCCAATCATTTACTGGACGGTCATTGTTATAGATATCTCTAGCGTTGTATGCAAATCCTGCTTGAGATTGTAATTCTCCCATATCTCCATTGGTGGCCCTGGGTGACAGATAAGTTTGTGCTGGGTCTTTGTAATAGTAGGCATAGTAGTTGTACCACATGTTACGTACAAGGTTTCCACTGTCGTCGTGGAAAGTCATGGTTAACCCACCATAGTTGATCTTCTTCTGGATCACACGTTTACGATTATATTGGTTTAGCGTTTCTGTGTCTAAAGTAAATTTAGGTAATTGGATAGTTTTAACCAGTAGCCCAATTTGTACTTTGTTTTCAGTGGGAAATGCGTTGTTTAGAAATGGAACACCAGTGTTGATATTAAAGTAGGAATGAAATAAGAACTTGTTACGAGGAGCAAGTTCATATCCGTTGGTAAGAAAAGTCTTTGAAGCGTGGGCATAGTCCTTAAGACCTTGCCCACCAAAAAACTCTTTCGCGAAGTCCTGGCCCCAAGCCATTACAGATTATCCTGTGACTACGTCGTTGACTGTTCTAGCAATGGTACTACCCACACCTTGACCATTAGGTACTTGGTTGGCATTATCATATCGAATGCTCAACGCAATCTTCAGTGGTTCAGAAGTATTGTATGAGGAGGTGCCGTAGTCAGCACTCTTGAGATAGCAACCATACAGTTCCCAAGTCTCCAACACAACGGGCACAGCAGCGCCATTACCACCATCCAGTACTTCAAAACGTGTGGTAAACTTGTAGTCGATACCACTAGCGGCCGACGCCATTTCTAAGAAGTCCATTTGTTTCTGTAATTGTTCACCAACCAAGCGGCTAACTGCACCTGAGGCATCGTCACGCAGATTGCATGTGACCTCGGACCATGTGTATTTTCCTGCTAGATAAAGAGTACTGTTGTAGATCGGAATAGAGATCTCAGCAAAAGTTGCGGTAGGGCGCTTGAAATCCATTACCTGTTTGGTAAGTTCTGTTCGGGGTGTACTCACTCCGAAGTTTTCAAATATCACTCGGAAGCGATAGCTGAGTTTGGGCATGAGCAAGCCTTGGTTGCTCGCGCTTTGATCGCTTGCCAAGGGCACTGTCATTCTTGTTAATGATGCAACGGCCCTATGCATTTATTTACCTCTATCGAGGTCAAAAAAAATGGGGTGTTTCCACCCCATTTTCTGTTCTAGCGGTACCGTTAGATGCTGGTTTGAGTAGCACTTGCTGAGTTAGCAATGGCGCCTGTGTTCTTGAGACGCAATGGAATATAGATAAATTCCACCGCCTTCACAGGTTCGATAGCGATATCAACCCACAACTCGTTGGCATCAATTCTAGCAGGTGTGTTGTTTGAATCATCGCAGATAACCAAGAAGTCATAGATACCACGTTTGGCCACAAGATCGATACACAGGCCATTTATAGCATTACTGATTTCATTACGAGTGATTTGGTCATTGGGTTCAAACAAATATTGTTTACCAATTTCTTCCAATCTACCACGCATGAACGCAACCAGTCGTGCTACATTGATACGATCCAACGCAGATGTCTGCCCATATATGGTCTTGTTACCAAAGTTTGTGATACCCACACCTGGAATAAATGTGATTGGATTGATGTTGTTCAAGTATTCAACATCACGCAAACCTTGATTGTTACCAATGGTATTAAATTCACCTGTGGTGGCATTGATATATCCAATTCTAGCAGCATTGTCGATCACGCCGCGACGTGTACCGGCAGGAGCCAACCATGGATAACTCACTGCGTCGCTGCGAATGATAGTGCGAACCATCATGTGACTTGGAGCTGTGACCACTGCGCTGCCGCCGAGATCTGTGGTTTGGCAACTTGGGTAGAACACAGCAGCATATGCTGAACTGGTTGTTAATCCATCATTGGCAAACAAACCTAGTCCATTATTGTCTGTAGCCCAGGCCACAAGATCTCCGGCTTGTGGGCCTAATCTCATTGGAGTATCTCCTACCACAAACGCAGTGTTATTGCGTTCATTGCTGAGTGCCACCATGTTAGGAATCAACTCAGGATATGCAGTACAGGCCATGAGATTGAATAATGCTTGTTCTTCACGCACTGTGACACTGGTATCGATACCTGATTTCAATGCAGCAACGATCAATGCACGTTGAGCAAAACGTCCCATATTTGGAGCGCCATCGTTGCGATTGCCAGATGCTGTGACCCACGAATTGGTTTCTAACAAGTCCCAGTATGAAGTCTGTGTTGCAGGATTCTCATTGTTACTGCTTTGGATGGCCACATACAGCACAGCATTATACAATACTTGATCGCCTATAGCATAGGTAGTGGCGCTGTCCCATGTGGGATAGCTAAAACTCTGAGCATTGAAGTAATCAACTTGGAAACTCTTTACATTGAACCCTGAGCGGCGTGTGTTGAACAACAACATGCCTGCCGGATATAGATTGTAGTCAGGTGCATCAACATCTAGATAGTTACTGGTGAGTAATGATGTGATACTTGGTAAGTTTCCGGTGATAGGATTCACAGTACCTGTGGTGCTCCAACGAGCATCTGAAAACAACACACCATTTGATGATTGTTGATCAGTATTATCAATCAATACCCACTGATTCACACCATCCACTTGTTGCCAACGCTTGATCACAGGATATATTTCAAGATCGCTGGTGTCAATCCAGATATCACCATACACCAATGGTGTGCCATCTGTCTGTGTGGTAGGTGCTGTGGCAGAAATTATCGGCCCGGTTGGATTGGTATTAGAAAGATCGTAACCACGAGTATCGTTGGTTTCATTTTGATATCCTACCCATCCAGATCCGCCCTGGATCATGATATCCACTTGGCTGGTAGTTGAGTAGTACCAGTATCTTCCATTGGCAGGATCCTGATCAGGTGCGGTAGCACTGGCTGTGTACACCAACGGAATCCAACCGCTGAGTTGTAAAAACTCATCTTGGTTGTTGTCTACGATATTGCGGCAACCTGTGGTGCTGGTACTGAAACCTGCATTGCTTACAGCAGTGCCGCCGCCAACTTCTTGCAACAAGATCACACCGCCAATGCTTTGTGTGAGGACAATAGCACCGGTACTGGTCACTGTGGCAACCACATTGGGTAACCCTGCAGAACTCACAGCAGTGATAAACGCCGCAGTATCAGTTCCATTTACAGTCACTGTGACTGTTGAACTCAATGAGGTAGAATTGGCCAGGCTTGTGGTAACAGTAAATTGATTACCATTGGTAAAACTAGGCGTACTAGTGCTGCCAGTTATCACTGTGGCACCAGCAGGGCTACGCTCAAACACTTGCAGAGTGTAAGTGCTGTTATAAGGATATGCACTCACGTTACTGGCCACAGGATCCACATTGTATTGTGTGTAGGTTGTGCCTGCAGGAATATTTTTACCACCACCTGTGGCATCCAGAGCAGCATTGGCATTCCAGTCGTTTTCATAAACAGGAGCAGCCTGGGTGATCCAAGCACCTAATGCTGTGTTATATTTTTCCACAATCATGGCGGTGCCAAGATTTTGTGCAGTGGTCTTGTTCCATACACTTCCGGTAGGGCGTGGAGTAGCATCGGTAGTTCTCCAACGTGGAAATACATAGTTTGGACTTTGTTGTATGCCCGGAGCATAGTATGTGGTATCTGCGGTGAGACCCAGGGTTGTGAGCAATCCTGATGTTGATCCTGTAGAATTGATCAAGATGATACCATCATCAGCAGTGGATCCGTCGGCTGTGGCTGAACTATCTGCAAACAAACAAAGTTTGTTGTCGATTACAGCAGAATACACACCAGTGATGTTGGCGGTGTTGATAGCACCGCTGAGTCCTTGGATGGTGTTGTTGGTCGATGCAGGAACTGCAACCGAGGTACCGTTTATAACAATGGTGTTAGTTGCGGTTAGAGTTGTGGTCACTGCATTGGCACCTTGTACGGCAGGATAACTCAATTTCCAATCATCACTTCCGACCAAGACCCAAGTGTTGTACAAATCGCTGAGAGTGGTAGAATTGCCCGATGCTGCTATCACTGCACCGTTTTTGTAGTATACAGGGTTAGCGGTGTTGGTTGCTACCACGGTGTAATCACCAATAGCACCGTAATCTTGCAGTGGTACACCAAAACTAAGTTCAGATGTGTTAGTGATCACCGAAGGAACCATGTTGCTGAATGCACCAGTGGTCTGATTCCATTCAAAGATACCCCACTGAGTCACGCCGGTGTTTAGCCAATATGTGCCATTGGGTGCTTCACCAGTAGGGCGAACAAGAGTGGCTGTGAGTTCAGTAAGATCAATGTCCGCACGTTGAACATAAGCACGATTGGTCACACCTAATGCAGAATAAGCAGCCAACAAACCGTATTCGTTGAGTTCGTAACCATTGATGGGTGTACCTGCTGTGGTTTTGTAGAAGAATGGATTACCAAATGTGGCAGCAAGATCTCGCTGACTGGTGATTAGATACAGGCGATTTGCGTTGACTGCTAGTGTTCCTGCGGCGACACCTACTCCAGAACCTGATACTTTGTTCTGTGCTGTGGCGATTAAAAAGTAAGGTACTGAATTTGTGGCTGCTGGAAGGTATTGACTTTCGTCAATGACTGTGACTTGGACTCCGGGTGATACTAGTGCCATGTTGGCTCCTTTAAAAACTGTTGTAGATATTTATCGGATGACCACAAAACCAGGGGTCTTGAGGAGCCCTTTGCCAAAGGTTTATGGCATAAATACCTCATGAGACCCATGTGTACAGCCTGCAACCAACGCCTCGTGGCAGTGAACTACCATCGAGACGATATCACACACTATCGCGCTAGATGTGATCACTGTATCCGGCGAAACAAGAAGATCAAGCCGCCAGAAGCACTATGGAAACGAGCAGGATACAAGAAAAAACCCACATGCGATCGTTGCGGGTTCCGGCCTAGATATGCCAGCCAAACACTAGTATATCACATGGATAGCAATATGAACAATGTTGCTCTAAACAATCTCAGAACTGTGTGTCTGAATTGTGTGGAGGAAGTCAGACGACTAGATGTTCCTTGGGTGCCAAATCCGCTGCAAGCAGACCGTTGAGTTGACGGTATAAATCATCCACTGTGGAATTGTTTTCTACAACATGATCAAATGTGGTTCCGGCCCATGAATATTCGCTGGCATGCACACCTTCTTTATCCAACCAACGCTGTGCTGCTTCATCACCGTG